AAAGGATGGACGCCGAAACGCGTGGTCAGTAAACAGGCCGGCGCGATTCAGCGCGAAACGATCGTCGCTCGCTCGGTCGACTTGGTCGAGAACGATCCCCATGCGGCCGGCGTGGTCGACACGTTCGCGACGACCGTGATCGGCTCGGGCTTGATTCCGCAACCGAACGTCATGACGGAATTGCTCGATATTGAGAAAGAGGCGGCGCGAGCTATCCAGAGAAAACAACGAGCAATATACGAGGCCTGGGCTCCGACCGCGGACGCCGGCGGTCGTATGAGCTTTGGGAATCAGCAATACGTTATCGAGAGAAATATCGTAACGTACGGCGAATATCTCATGGTCTTTCATATGATCGAGGACTTGACTCGGCCGTATATGCTCGCGTGTGGATTGTTAAATCCGCAACGGCTCAAGACGCCGGCGGACCTGGTTGCAAGGAAAGACATCATTGACGGAATCGAGATCGGGGAACATACCGAGGCCGTCGCCTATTGGATCAAGAAATCCGACAACGCCGGACCGTTGGCCGACATATCAAAGAATTTCCTCCGGATCCCTGCAAAGGATAATCACCGATACAAAGTCTTACACGGATTTTTCAACCAGGATACGGAAAAGGTCCGAGGGATGCCTTTTCTTGCGCCGGCCATGAAATGGTTCAAGGACTTGAACGATTTCCTCGATGCCGAATTAATGTCGAATATCGTGACGTCGGCGTTTGCTCTGTTCATTGAGGCGACCGAGGCCGGCAATCCGTTCGACTTGGCCGATATGATGAAAAACCGGGTCGACGGGATCACCGACGCAGACGGCACCGCGGAGGATATTCGATACGAGGAGATTCAACCAGGGACGATCATGTATGGTTCGGCCGGTCAAAAGCCGAGCGTTATAGCGGCGAACCGGCCGGGAGTAACGTTCGAGCCATTTACGCGAACAATCATGAAAGCGATATCCGTATCGATGGGGATCCCTTACGCGGTTTTATTCAAGGATCCGGAGGGTCTTAGTTTCGCCGGTTTCCGGTCCGCGATGCTGGACGCGTGGCGAGTCTATACCATGCACCGCAAGATCGGCGGGCAATCGTTCTGTCAAATCCCCTATGTCATGCTCCAAGAGGAAGCATGGTTGATGGGCCAGATCCCGGAGATCGAGGACTTTTATTCGCAAACCTGGGCATATACTCGTTGCGATTGGCGAGGGACTCCGAAAGGCGATATCGAGCCGGTCAAGGCGGTCAAGGCTGATTTGCAAGCGAACGCCGGCAATCAAAAAACGCTCAACAAGATCATATCCGAAAGCGGCGAGGATTACGAGTCAACGCTCGATCAATTGGCCGACGAACGGGACGACCTGGAATCGAGAGGCCTCTCGGCCGGCGCTCCGGCAAATGCCGGGGGTGGCGAAACGGAGCCGCCGGACGAGGGGTCGACCGAGGAGGAGGCCTCCGCGGTAACGATTGACGAGGCCTCCGCGGAAACGATCGCCGATCTTGTTGTCGATGCAATCGAGTCCGGGAGGGCAACCACATAATGGAATTATCAGATTTCGCAAATGGTATGACCTGGGCGATTCGCAAGGCAACTCTTGAGGATATGATTGCACACCTTACCGCCGGCGCGGAGGACGTCCGCAAAAAATTCAACTTGCCGAATCATGAGGCGACACTGTTCTCCGAGAATCCGGAGCGCGGTCAAATGGAGATCCGGGACGGGATTGCGATTATCCCGATTTACGGTCCGATCTCAAAGCGCGGGAGTTTCCTCTCCATGTTCTTTGGCGGGACGAATCTCGTTGCTCTTACGGTTGCGATGCAAGAGGCGAGAATCAATACGGGCGTTCAAGGTATCGTCCTTGATATCGATTCTCCGGGCGGCACGGTTGCCGGGACCGAGGCTTTCGGCGATTTGATATGGGAGATCGCGAGGGAAAAGCCGATCGTTTCGTTTGCTAATGGAATGATGGCCTCGGCCGCGTATTGGATTGGCTCGGCCGCGGGAGGCGGGATCGTCGTCGAGAATGCGGCTATTGTCGGAAGCATCGGCACGATAATGACTCACCATGATTGGAGCGGCAACGACGAACAGATCGGGCTCAAACGAACAATCTTGACCGCCGGCACTTACAAGGCCGTCGGCAATGACGCCGAACCACTATCGGACCTCTCGCGAGAAACATTGCAGGGGCAACTTGATTACATATATACGCTGTTTGTCAATACCGTTGCTCGAAACCTGAACGTCGAGCCGGAACTGGTATTGAACGATATGGCCGACGGCCGGGATTTCCTCGGCCAACAAGCCGTTGACGTCGGGCTCGCGGACGAAACCGGGAACATTGACCGGGCGATTGAGATTGCCGGATCCCTGGTTCCGTCGCGGAGTAAGGCTCAACCGATTTCTATTCCAGGCGCGGGAGCGTCAAATCAAAACGGAGGTAAGATCATGAAGAACACCATTACGAAACCGGAAAACGTCGAGCAATTGACGATCGCTCTCCCGGACCTGGTTGCCGCGATTGAGGCGACGGCCGTCGCGGGGGTCGATATCAAGGGTCCCGCGGCGGTCCTAGTCCTTGCGGAAACGGACCGGGTCCTTGCTTTGGTCGGCGCTCAATTCGGCGCGGAAGCCGGCGCGAAATTCAAGGCGGTTATCGAGTCCGGAGTCAGTATCGAGCAATTGACCGCGATCAAGGCGCTCGAACCGGAAGTCGACGACGACGCGTTGACCGGCCAAGCGGCAATCGATGCGGCGTCCGAAAAGATGCTTGCAAAGATCAAAGCGGCCGGCGTCGCGGGGCTCGGGCTGGATAGCTCGGCGGGAGGCGGCGGCAAGGGATTCCTTGCTCAAGTCGAGGAACATCTCGCCGCGAACAAAGGATCAAGAACCGATGCAATCAAAGCGGTTATCAAAAAGGATCCGGCGGCTCATGCGGCCTATCTCAAGGAGATGCAGACGGCGGCATAATCCGGGATTCTCGTTGATAGTCAAGGCGACAAGATCAGAATTAACTCAAAGGGGGTAAGACCATGTCATGGAATGAAAGTATCATCACGTATCAAGCCGGCGAAGCGCTTGAGGCAAATCGGCGGGTCAAGATCGAAAGCGGGACTGTGACCGATCCTCCCGAGGTTCACTATGCCGACGCCGGCGAGGATCATGTCGCCGTCACGCAATACGCGGTCAAAGACGGCGCAATGGTCGCATGTAAACCGGCCAATTTTCCGGGGGTATTCGAAATCGAATGCCTCGTCGACAGCGCGATCGCGAGAGGGACCGTCCTATATGGCGGGGCCGATGGAGTTCTCACCGATACTGTCAGCGGTTCGCCGTTGGCCATCTCGCTTGAGGTCGGCGTCGATAATAAGCATATCCGGGTTGCTCCCTGGTCGGTCAAGTCAACGACCGCGGCGGCGACGAGCTTTGCAGACGCGGCCGGCGCAACCGCCGCGGCTACGGTCGAGACGGCGCTCGCCGAGCTCTATGCTCACCTATTGAGCGCCGAACATTTGATCCCGATTCCGATCGGTTCATTTGCCGAGCAAGACGGGACCGTCCTTGCGGCCTTTGCCGATGGCGCGTCTCCGACTCCGGGTATTGCGGCCGGCGACGAGTCGTTCGGTATTCGTTGGAACAATCACGCGAATCCGGATCCGATCTCGGCAAACGTCGTGATCCCGCCTCGTCTCGATCCGGCCTCGAATGTAATTGTGCATTTCCTCGCGGCGAAAGTCGGCGCAACCATCGGCGATGCGGTGACGTGGCTCGTCGAGGCGTTCAATAATCTCGACGCGGCTCTCTATGACGCCGATGCGGATTTCGGCGGTACGTCGAGCGCTATGACCGGCGACGCGGTGTCAAAGACGTGTCAAGAGGAAACCTTGACGCTCGCAGCGGCTAACATCGCGGCGGATCCGGGAGTGATTACGCTCACAATTCAACCGACCGACGGGACGCTCGGCACCGACGACGTGATCCTCATGGGCGTTTGGCTGGAAATCACCGGGCAACGGTTGACGTAAACAGGTTCGGCGAAAGCCATGGGCGAAAGCTCAGTCTAAACCATTTGAAAGGAGCATGAGACAATGAGAGCAACAACTGATTCAGCGGTTTTCCGTCCGGATCTCGGCGTCGCGGTTATGGAGTATGTCGAAGGGGCGACCATGGGCTTGATCGGGCTCGAAGTATTCCCGATATTCAAGACGCCGAAAAATTCGTCAACCTTTTCCGTGATCCCGAAAGAGGCGCTCCTCAAGCTACAGGATACGGCGCGAGCTCCTCGGGGCGGCTATAACCGCGGCGATTTCCCGTACGAGAGGGGAAAGTATATCACGTCGGAACAAGGATGGGAGGAACCGATTGACGATACAGAGCGAGCTCTGTTCGATCAAGAGGCTCCGGGTATGGCCGATTTCATCGCGACCAATAGAGCGATGGGCATTATCATGAAGGGCCAAGAAAAGCGGATCGCCGACAAGCTGTTCAACGCGTCGAACTTTACCGCGAACAGTATCACGCATGAGTGGGATGATTCCGCGAATGCGGTCCCGATCAACGACGTCAACACCGGGATCACCGCGTTCCGCATACAGTGCGGAATGCTCCCGGACGCTCTTGTGATCGCCTATTCAACGTTTATGGATTTGCGCGTGTGCGATCAAATTATCGATCAACTCAAATACACGTTTCCGGGGATCGATCTTAACAACATGACCTCGATGCAACTCGCGCAACTGTTCGGCGTTCCGCGGGTCCTGGTCGGCGGGGCCGTTTACGATGCGGCCGGCAAGGGGATCGACTCGTCAATCAGCGACATATGGAGCAACGAGTATGCGGCGCTCGTCAAGATTTCGAGCGGTCCGGATCTCACGCAACCGGGCGTCGGACGGACGTTTGTATGGACCGAGGATAGCGCCGAAAATCCGATCGTCGAGCAATACCGCGAGGAGGCAATCCGGAGCGACGTTTACCGGGTCCGGCATAATGTCGACGAGCGGTTGATTCAGTCGATAGACACTAGCGAGGCCGTCAAGTCAAACGTCGCGGCCGCGTGTGTTTACCTGTTCGATAACATTACCACTTAAACAGGGTCCGGCGCGAATCCGGCGCGATTGGAGGTCTTCAAATGGCATTTCGTAAAGCTGTAACATATGAGGAGATGGAGGGGAAAATCCCGGAGTCCGTCCGGGAGCCTCTCCTCGATCTTGAGGCGGCGGGTTTCTCGGTCTTGGTCGGAGCCAAGATCGAGGACGCCTACCAGAAGGACGGCACGAGGCGGCAAACGTTCAGGGCGGCCGGGAAATATGATCTAGTGATCGCGGCTCGGAACGTTGGCGACCTGGTTGACGTCGAGACACGGATATCCGCTCTTGCCGAGGAGAACGAGCAGCTCGGCCGGATCAACCGAAACCTAAAGGACAAGCTCGGGCGGCGGGACAAACAGATCGGGAGGCTCACCTCGCAGCTGCAGGAACACGCGGCCGAGCTTGAGCGGATCCATACCGCGGAGGCGCAAGCGGAAGCGGACGCGGCGGAAGTGGCGGAAGCGGAAGCAATTGCGGCGGAAGTGGCGGAAGCGATGGAAACGGCCGCGGACAAAGCGGTTGACGAATCCGCGAAAGAGTGATCCTCGGCCATGACTTTGAAAACACCGGCGGCGCAAGCGTTGACCGACTTGACGGCCTTTCACTCGACGGACAATCCATGGGTACAAGCTGTCACCTATGACGGGACTCCGATCGATGCCGAGTACGAGTTCGGGAAAACCTGGGATCAAGAAACGCGGAGCGTCCTTTCGGTCGTTTGGATTTGGGTGAAAAAGTCGGACGTCGTGCTTCCTGATTATCGGGATCCCGTCGTCGTCGAGGGTACGACTTATTATGTTCGTGAGATCGATATCGGCGACTCGGTTCGATGGTCGTTGATGCTTTATACGGAGCGGCCGACACTGTGAATATTATATTCCGACCGGTCGGATTTGCTACCGCTCGAAAGTTGCTTATCGAGGCGGACCGCAAGCGAGTCGGCGGATCCCATAAGGCACTGAAGGAAACCGCGAAAGACTCGGTCAAGAAATTCAAGACCGAGCTCCGGACCGGCGGAGTCGGCGGATCGCCTTTCGACAAATTGAGGAACGTCTCCCGGTTCACGTTGGGCAAAACCAAAAAGGGCGGGGCCGGAGTAACGGGGCCGAAACGCAATCGGCCGATGGCCGCGTTTGCAAAGCACGTCCGGATGGATCCAAAGCGAACGGGATCCTCTCTCAGTCTCGAAATCGGATTTGTCAAGGCGCGAGGCCGCGGTTCTCAGGGCATGATTAATCTCGCCGGCATATTGCAAAAGAAAGGCTCGCAGAGTGTCAGCGACAAAAAGCGGAAATTCTTTCGGGCCGTAGGTGGCGAGCTTATGCGGAGAAACAAAAAGAGCATGGCGAAATTCTTTTTTGTGAAAGATGCAACGACGGTCTTTGAGAGGCCGGCTCGGGAAATGGTTGATCCGTTCTGGGAGGCCAATTCCGACAAGATCCTCCGCGACGTTCGGTCGCTCTATTCGAGGTATGTCAAATGACCGATATGCTCGCATTGACGCGAAGTATCGCGACGGCCATCGCAGACGACGCGACTGTCACCGCATGGGCTCAAGCGAACTATTCGCGGGATCATGAGGTTTTCACCGGGATCGATATCCGGAAACCTCCGGATCCGGAGACTCAATATCCGGGCGTTAGTGTTTATCCAGATTCGAAAGCGGTCGGATATGACTTGCCGAAAAAGCGGCATGAAATGGGCGTCTCGGTCGGGATCAATAACGCCGGGACGACGTCCGGCGGCTCCGACAATTTGACCGAGTCGACCGGTTTCGTTCACCTGGAAACGTTCCGGAAGCTCGTCGAGAATGTGGTTTTCGGGATATGGGTTGTCGGGACCGACGAGATCGAGGTCGGCTCGACGAATATTCAATATGATGTGATCGACCGGTTTCCGAATTTCTTTGCCGATATGTCATGGGTATTGACGGAACAATATTTTCAGGGAACACCGATAATGACCTGAGGGGGGGGGTATGCCGAAACCTAAACCATATCACGGCCGAGTCCGGATCGAATGTCAATCAAACAAGGCGTGTCCGCGAAAGGTAGTCAAAGACGTTCTCGCCGAATGCCTGGATTGTCCAGGGGCGAAAATCACGGTCCTTGGTCTTGAGGGGGAAACGCTCTCGACCTTGACAAACAGTAAATCAAAACCGAAAAAGGGGGCGCAACATGGCCGGTAATACTGTTCCTATTCATGGCAAAGTAGCAAGGACCGACAAGAACGGGACGCTCGTCGATTTCACCGAGGGATGGGATATTTCCCTTGAGCTCGACCTCGATGATATATCCCGACAGGGTCAACACTGGAAAGAGCACCTCGCGGGTCAAGCGGGATGGAGCGGCTCAATTACGGGGCAACTCGTAACGGCGAACACCGAGCAAGCGGCTTTGATCGCCAATATCGTGACGCCGGTTCCGGGAGTCTTGCTAACAGATATGAAATTCATGCTGGAAGATTCGGCCGACTATCTGGCCGGCGACTTGTTTATCACCGGCCTGGGCGTTCCGGCGGCCGTAGGCGGCAAGGTTGCGGTTACGTGGCCGTTTACCGGCAACGGCGTTCTTGCACTGACTACAGCATAAGCGGAGGTCGATATGTCAAGCGTACCGACTCATGGAAAATGGGCCGACCTCTATCGGTTGAGGCCGAACGGCTTTGCCGGCTCCGGCCTCAACGATCTCACGTGGGGAACCGCGTTCTCCGGAGTAGCGTCGGCATATTACGAGGTCGTTATCGATGCTCTCGCGACGCCGGACACGTTCAAGTGGCGCAAGAACGGCGGGGGCTGGACGACAGATGTTGCGATAACCGGCGCGGCGCAAACGCTCGACGACGACCAAACGTTGACGATCGCGGCGACGACGGGCCATACACTCACCGATCAATGGGTAATCGGCAATCTCGCGGCCGAGGCCTGCACGGAATCAGGGGCAACCGGCCAGATCACCGACGCGACGAAAAGGATTTTGAATCCGTTCAATTTGCCGACCTTTACCGATAGCGGGGCCGAGGTCGTAACGCATATCGATCCGGTCCGGGGCCTCGCGACGTTCGGCGGGAACGTGACGGCCGTCACGGTCGCGGGGAATAACGCTTTCGTGGTCAAGTCCGGATTGCAGCGCGTCGGATATTTGGTCGGTTGGGATATGAATTTCGAAGTCGAAATGGGAGACGCGAGCCGATGTCAATCTCATTGGAAAGAATTCATTCCGGGACAAGGCTCCGGATCCGGGAGCGCGAACGCGTTTTTCATCGGCGCGGATTCCTGGTTCGATAGCATGGAGGACGAGCTCGGCAAAGTCCAGGAACAACACTTTCTTGAGCTTTACACATACGAACCGTCGGCCGATCAATCCGGGGATCACTTTAATGCGTGGGCCACTATGAGCGGACTCTCGATCAATACCGCTCTCAATGTGTTGATACAGGAAAACCTTTCTTTCACTTTGCAGGGCGCACCATTGCTCTCGTAAAGGCTTGTCAATTTTGCATGGAGGTCGTCAAATGATTTGTTGCGTCCGCAAGAGCGGTACATGTTCTCCCAAAAACCATATGACAATTGATCTCGATTCCGGCCAATTGATAGAGGATTGCAAGTGGTCGAATGACGAGACGGGCGAGTATTGCGTGTATGTTCGCGACGCTCAAGGAAAGATCGAGCGCGAGTATGTCAATCCGGCCTGGCGCGACAGGCCGGTCGAAATGTGGAGATCCGTGGAAAACCTGGACGGCGGAGGACTCCGGGCGAAAACGGAAATCCGGAAAGGCAATATCAAGATTGTCAAGGTTGTAGCTATGAAGGATCTCGACGGGAACACTTTCAACGAAATATCAATCTAACAAGAATGAAGAAATGGGAGGTCGTCGCATGACTGAAGATCTAAAGATTCTGTTCAAGAAAAAGAAACGATTGATCGCAAAGGTTCGATTTATCCCGGAGCTTTGGGTCACTCTCCTCTATCTTTCAAACCGTCAGCATATGAACATGATTGACGACACGAAAGAACCGGATTTCTCCGGGAGTCTTAGGGCCGCGGAGATCTATGACAATGATGCGTATTGGCAAGAGATCGTCAAGCAAGTCACCGGCTGGAATATGACATACAAGACGTTACAGATTTTGACCGACGTCGAATTGCCGGAGACGATCGATCTCGACAAGGAGATTCGATTGACCGAGAACAATCTCCTCGAATGCTTTTACGAGATCAAGGGGTTTGCGGCTTTCGTCGTCAACACCATTACGGATCGAATCAAATTCGCCGAGGATAAACTTGAGGCGGAAAAAAAAACCTCCGACTCTTTGCCGAGCAACGCATCGGAGTAGCGGTCGATCCGTGTGACGTCTGCAAAAAGGCGGTCAAGGATGGTTTCAAAGAGAAGAATTGCGAGTTATGTGATACCGAAAGACTCATGCCGGGAAACGTTTTCGCGTGGCGATTGCTCGCGGAAATGGATCCCGGTTTGTTTGATTCTGGACTAGCGCTCAATGTCGATTTGATCCGGTTCACGTTCGATCTATGGGAGGTCGAGCGAGATCGTCAATTTGCTCTCTTTTCAAAAATCATGATCTATGTTGGCGCGTCAAAGGACTACGTCAAAAGAGAGCAGGAGAAAGCGAGAAACAAACGCGGGTAATCCATGGCAAATGATCCGAAATTAAAATTCATTCTCGAAGTCGATGACAAGGGCAATATCAAGTTTCGCCGGTTCGGTAAGCAGATGGACAAGACCGGCGAAAAGGGTGATAAATTCGGCAAGAAAATGAAGATCATGGGCGGTCACGTTTCGAGCGTCGTCGGAGGCCTGGGACGAGCGGCCGTCGGGGTCGCGGCGCTCGGCGTGGCGACGGCGGCGGCGATCGCCGCGTTTACGTTCAAGGGTAGCGTTCAAGAATTTGCCGAATGGGAGGTCTCTCTCAATCGCATGGGAAACGTTACCGACGAGACGCTCGATTCTATCAAGATGAAAATGCGGGAATTGCCGGCCGAGCTCGGGACCTCGACCGACCTTGTCAAAGGCTATTATCAAACGCTATCGGCCGGAGTCGAGGGTCACGTCGAGCAACTCGAAACGTTGACCGTCGCCTCGCAAACGGCGCAAGAGGCTCAACTCGAAACCGGCGAAGTGCTCAAGGGTCTAACAAAGTTGATGGCCGGCTATAAGGGCGAGGTCAAAGATGCCGCGGACGCGGCCGATCTTCTATACACGATCGAGCGGAAAGGACAAACGGCCGTCCAGGATCTTATCCCGCATATCGGATCGCTTTCGAAAATGTCGAAAGATATGGGGCTTTCGGCCGAGGAGATGGGCGGAGCGCTCGCACAAGTGACGCAATTCGCCGGCGATACTGCAGAGGCCGCGACTCAATACCGGGCCGTCTTGGTGGGCCTCAGTAAACCGAGCGCCGACCTGAAACAATTATGGAAAGATCTTGAGGTTGCCGGATCTCAAGCGGCGATCGAGACATTCGGGTTTGCCGGCACTTTGCAGATATTGAAAGCGCGAGCCGGCGATTCGAAAGAGGAAATGAATAAGCTAATGGGGAACGTTCGGGCGAGCATGGGAATTGCGGCGCTCGCCGATGATTCGTTCAAGGGATTGACAAGTCGGATCGATGCCATGGGCGATAGGGTCGGCGCTCAAGGGGAGGCATGGGATCGATACAAAGTCACCTTAAAAGCAATGTGGGAAACGTTCAAGAACACGGTCGGCAACCAGGCGATTCTCATCGGCGAGAAGTTAGCGCCGAGAATCAAGGAACTCATAACGCTGGCCGGGGATTGGCTTGAATCATTCCGGGAAACCGGGAAGATCGAGGAGTGGTTTGATCGGATCGTTCCGGGAACGATCGAGCTCGTCGCCGGCCTGCAGACTATCGTCAAAACGATTCAAGATGTAGGCAAGATGGCAATTTGGCTCGCCGACAAAACGCCGCTCGGCTGGCTTTGGGATGCTGGAAAGGTCGTCAAATATGCGATCGATTTCGTCGGCACCGGATCGACCGAGAAACCGCTCGGGGATAAGCTGTTCGAGATGCAAGGGAAAATGTTGTCTTTCGACGATACCGTCCAGGCCATGAAAGACGAGACGATCGACATTACGTTCGAACACGGAAAGATAGTTGATTCGATCGAGACGGTCGGGCTCGCGTTTGGCAAAACGAAAGACAAAGGGACGGCGGCTTTTCAGGCGATCCAAAAGGCCGCGGCTTTGGCGAAAACGAATATCGAGGCAAAGGTTCCGGTCCTTGATATCGATAACCAGCCGGCATTGACGGCGCTTAAACAGGTTGCGGACGCGGCCGAGGCGACCGGCAAAGTCGTCGAGGCGGCGGGGAATAAAACATACGAGGCCGTCGGCCGAACGATCCCGACGCTTGAGCAATTCCTGATAATGGCCGAGGAGAATCTCAAGAGAGCGAGAGCGGCGGAAAAGGCCGGCCTCGGGCTCAACCTGGTTCACTCTCAAATGATGCGGAATCAACAAGAGTTCAAGGCCGTTCTGGAAAACGAGATCGCGCAAGTCGCCTTTCTCACGCGTCAAGAGGAAAATCGGTTCGACGCGTACGAGAAAGCGAAAAAGATTCGACAGGAAAGCGGGTTGCCGGACGTTAGTATCGGGGACGCTTTCGGCTCGTTTGATACCGGGACCGGTCCGCAAGGGTTGCCGCAAACCGGGAAATACATCGGACACAAAGGCGAGATCGTTTACGACCGGGAGGACAGCGACCGAATCCGAGGCGGCGGAACACCGAGCTCGGCCGGCGTTTCCGGGGGATCCGCGGGAGGAACGGGATCCGGCGTTGCGGTCGCTGAGGCGCATTTACACGTTATGTTTTTGAACGGGGATCGCTCCTCGATGCGCGAGGCCGCCAATCAGCTGCAGATCGAATGGGAACGTAATATGAAACGGGGGTCCTAATGTCGGGCGAGGTTACGATTTTCACGAACAATATTCTTGAGGCCGGATCCGTCACGGTGACGGGATCTCCGGACTCGGGATTCCCGGAGGAAAGGCTTTGGGATCGGAACATTTCTCTTTTCTGGTTGACCTCCGGGACTCAAGCAACCGTGATCCAGGTTGACCAGGGCGCAACCGGGAACGTGGCCGTCGATTTCCTCTCGATCGAAAGTCACAATTTCGACGGCGAGACGATAGCATGGCAGTATTCCCCGACCGGCGCGTTTGCCGGCGAGGAGACGGACGCGGTCGCTCCATGGGTACAAAGCGGGAACGGTCAAATCATTGTAGAGCTCGGAGCTCCGGTCACGGCTCGGTATTGGAGAGTGACTATTACCTCAATGTCGGGGCCGACGGCGAGCGAAGTATTCATGGGCCTGGGAAATACGTTCAACCTCATGTTTTCACCTTCCGCGAAAATCGGACACGAGGTCAATGTTTCGTGGCGAGCGACGGTCGGCGGTCCGGAGCGATCCACCAGGTTCGGCGTCAAACGCAAAACAAGATCATACGGTCTATTCCTCGACAACGATACCGACCTCGCGACATTGAGGACGGCGCTCGACTATCTCGATGATTTCTCGAAACCTCTATATCTCAAAGATCATGAGGGTAACTATTGGCTTTGCCGATTCGCTCCGCATCCCTCGGAAAGTTGGGATAATCCGGACGCGTCGAGACTGGTATTGAATCTCCTCGAAATGTTATGAAAGATATTTCCGCCTCAACGACGTCGAAAATCGACAATATACATACGGTTCCGATCCGGATCGCGACGTGGGCGTTTGCCTCCGGCGCGACTCTCAATATCACCGATCGCGTATGGAACATCGATAACGGCGCGACGAAATGCGTATTCAATTCCGTTCGATATGAGCCGATCGTGTATTCCTGGGGAACGCTCATCGCCGGCAATTTCGATGCGGTGACGAAAAGTCCGGGGATCGGGCAAGGCGAAATGGTGATCGATAACGGGACTCCGATTTTCGGCTCTCCTCGCTTGACTCAATTTTTCAAGAATAACAATCCGCATTTCTCAATCTTGACGGTCTACGAGTTCATGGAGGGGCAAAGCGCGGCCGGCGACCTGGTTCCGATCTTTCAAGGCGCGTTCGAAGATGCCTTGAATATGGATCAACCGGCGGTGACGATCGTATTTTCCGGAAACGAGCTCGACATTTCGAATCGGTTTGAATACGAGATCGTCGAGCTCGCGACCTATCCGCAGGCTCGTCTCAAAGACGTCGGGAAAATGCTCCCTCAAGTTTGGGGATCCGCGCAAAAGGTTCCGTTTATGGGCGTGAGCGTCGGCAAGGTGACGACGATCACGGTCGATATTGACGACGCGGTCGCGACGATCGATATCACCGACGAGGACGACGACTTTCCGTCGTCGGGAACCGGCGAGCTCGACGACGAGCAAATCTCTTGGACCGGGAAATCCTCCGTTCAATTAACAGGCGTTACCAGGGGCCTCAACGAAACCGTCGGGGCCTCGCATACTCGCGGGGCTATCATTCAAGAGATCCAAGATGTCAGCGCCTATATCATCGGACACGCGGTCAAGGCGATCAATACCGTCTTTCACGCGGATCCGTCGACCGGGCGATTCATTCGGCAACTTGCGAACGTCAGAAAATACACCGGTCAAAGCGGCGATGAACACGCAACATATCCAGGGAAGGCGGTTTTGACGTTTGCACGGCTCGACGTTTTCATTCCGGACGGCGGGATCATACCGTTCGCCGGCGTTACCGTTCCGACGGGTTGGGCGGCATACGACGATCCGGCCGGCATGTTTATCGTTGGGGCCGGCTCGACATATGCGGCGCTCGACCAGGCCGGCGACTATTCGGTTTCGACGACCGTCGACTCCGCGGGAAGTCACGCGGGGGCGGCGCTCGAAACGGATAATCCGATGTGGCCGGGAGATGGGACGCCGGCTCCCGGCGCGGTACAGGGTAGGCCGGGGGATACGTCAAGCAATATCGCGGAGGGCAATGGGGTAGTTCACGATCACGACTTAGATTTCGAGTATGTTCCGGACTACCAGGGGTTGAGGCTTATCAAGGCGATCGGCGGTAAGATCGAGGTGCCGGCCGACGGGGTTCTTTTAAGCAATGACAACGCGACGCCGACCGGAATGTCGAGCGTCTACACCGACGAGAAATTCCTGCGCGGCACCGACATTGTCGTGACGTTGAATCCAGACGATAAACACGAATCCATCACTCTCCTCAACGGCGACTTGACCATTCTCAATGCCGGCGGGATTCATGGTGTACGCGGGACTCTCCCGCGATCCTCGGGCAAGTGGTATTTCGAGGCGACGGCCGATTTTGATTATGTCGGCAACCAGTGGTTCGAGCTTGGAATTTCTCGTTTGGCGCAAAGCCTCTCTGCCGCTGTCTCGACCGACGCAGAGGGGTGGGCTTGCAATTGGGGATTCTATAACGGCGGAATACAACACTCGGGCCTCGGCGTGATATTACAGACAGGCGAGACGGTTCTTTCCGGGATCGGTGACGTTATGATGATAGCGGTCGACCTGGACGCCGGTAAAATCTGGCATGGACGCAATGGGGCGTGGGTGTCTAGCGGGAATCCGGCGACGGGGGCAAACGCTCAATTCTCCAATGTGGATACGGGATCGGACATATATCCGCACGGCACGGTTCGCGGCGGGTCGGGGAATATGGCGACGTATAATTTCGGGGTCGCGGGTTTCGCGTATGCTCCGCCGGCGGGGTTTGCGGCCTGGGGGAGCGGCGTCGGTTCGATCATGGGAATCAGCGAGGCGGCTATCGAGGAACACTTATGGTATCATATCCATTGGGACGATCCGGAGTCCGGGACTTTGGGCGAGGGATCCGAGTCGGCGCTTGTCACTCTACAGCGAAACACGTTGGGGCCGGACGTCAACGAATGGCCGAATCGACACGATCACGAAAGCGCATTTACCGACGAGACAATTACGGACAATCTCAAACGGGCATTTCTGAGAGCATACACAAAGGCCTCGGATTACACCGGGTTTGAGGATGCGATTATCATGTATGAGGGGGCCGTTGCTCCGACGGGTTGGGTCCTATGTGACGGGAACAACGGGACCGAGGATCTCCGGGATTATTTCATTGTCCTATCGAACGACGCGACGACGTCGTCGACCGGCGACAATACGATCACGCCGGCAATGGTGACAAACGAGGACGGACAGCACGATCATATATATCCGTTCTCCCCCCGAGACTATGTCGATTTCGGTTTCGATGCAATGCACAGCAACGTGATTCCAGACGCCGGCGAGCATACGCACAACGTCACGACGCCGGAGGCCTACGTTCCGGAATACT